ATACAGATAGTTATACACAGGGTATAAATAGTCAGAATGATTATACAATTAAAGCTAGATTTGACTTTAGCGAATCATCTCAGTCTACCTCTCATAGAGCAGTAGATTTAAAGAACCCTACGTTAACAATAGAGTATAGTGTTTTAGATATAACTCAGATAAATAATTTAAAAACAGTTAATGAATCAGTGTATAATGCAGTAGAAGATATAGACTTATACGAGTATATACCTGAACAAGAATTTAGATTTGAAATTACAGAACAACCTATTATAGAAATGTCTATGGTAGAAGAATTTAACTTTGAGCCACAAGCTATTGAGGAATTAAATGCTGGGGTTGTTGATGTATTTCAGGAGATACCATATGACAATCAAACGACCTTCGAAGAAGTCGCAACAGAAATCAAAGTCGAAGAAGTCTTTGTTGAAAGACCAAGAGAAAGTTTTAACGAAACAGAAGAAATATTCCAAACCTCAGACTTTATCGGAGAGCCTGAAGGAGAACCCATTAAGGAGATTATCTCAGAGCCTAGCTCAAGCTTATCATCTAGGCCAAGAGAAAACGAAGAAAGTATTGCCGAAGAAATTACAACAGAAGCTCCAGTCAGAGAAGCTACTCCTGAAGCTGTGGAACAAACTGAAACTGTTAATACAACACCTGAAGAAGAAACTACAGTTGTTGCTGAAGAAGTAGATGAAGTTATCGGAGAAGGAGAAACAGGAGAAAGTGAATCTGGAGATGGAGGAACTGAAACTGTTGTTGCAAGAGAAGATGCCCTCGAAAGCAGAGATACAGAGGTGGAAGAAAGCAGGACTGAAGGAAGCCCTAGAGTCAATACTCAAACTATTACAGTAGAATCTATAGAAAAAAAGGTTAACGAAACCCTTAAACGAGTAGATCAAAGACTAATGGCTACATCATTAATAATTGCAAAAGCTATGGAAAGCAATATTTCGCTAGACAATTACGGACAAACCAACAATAATATATTTAATAATCAATTATTTATTGATGGAGGTAGTTATGATGAGCAAACACAATACATTGATTTGCGAAATATATATGCTGAGAATCAAACTGCATATAACGACCCTATGGCAAAAAGCCAAAAGATTCTTCAGGAATCTATAGATAACAGAATACGAGCAGAAGAACATCTAAGGAGGATTCGTGGATTTTAAAGATATAAAAACATGGGGAGTTTTACTCTCAATTACAATAGCTATCGGTGGTGGGTTTTCTAAGTTTGGAGAAATCTCAAATCGTTTAGCTGTCCTTGAAAAGAAATCAGCTCCTGATGTTAAACCTATTGTAGCAGACATAGCTATTAACAAAGCTGAGATAGCAGTATTAAATGCTAAAGTTAATGAGATGAAAGCTCGTAGCGATAATCCTTTATTACAATGATACAAGAAGCACTACTATTGGCATTGCTAATAGGAGTTGTTATTACTGTTAAACCTGAATTTTTTAATTGGTTTTTTTATAGAATAAAAACCAAATATTTGAAGCCTGAAGTTAGCATCTTTGAGCTTCTAACTATAGTGTTAATCGTTTTAATTTGTATAAAATTATTAACCTGGAGTTAGTTATGAGTATGAATATTCCTTTCACAAAACGTGAAATGAAAATCATAAAAGCTATCAAGTCTATTGATAATCAAGCGTTGTTTAGAATTAAGGGGAAACTCGAAACTAGACAAGACTACCTTTATGGTGGTATAACATGGGATAGTGAATATATTCCTATACCATGGGAACATGTGCTTGAGAAGATAGATGAAGAAAAAGAAGATAGACAATATTAACCACCCTAGTCATTATACTAAGGGAGTTGAAACAATCGAGTACATTCGTTCTTGGGATATGGATTATGTTCGTGGAAATATAATTAAATACGTTACTCGTTTTCCATATAAAGGTACTCCTGTCCAAGATTTAGAAAAAGCTAAATGGTATTTAGAATATCTTTTAAAAGAAACAAAGGAGAAAATAAATGCCAAGCAAGAATAGATCATCAATATCTAAAGCATTTGCACACGACATAATTAGAGCCTGGAATCTACCAGGAATGAAAAAACAAAAAGATGTTTTTACTTATCTAGGTAAATCTACAGACTCAGCTACTATGACTTTTTATAGACAACAAGCTGAAGAAATGACAGGTGTAGAACTTAAACCACACGATAACAAATATAATGGTCCAACAAGAACCCACAGAGAACATTTACCCCCTTTAACTAATCATATTAATATCAGTGATACTGTTCCTTACACAATGTTAGTATTTTCAGATGCTCATTTTGAAGGACATGAAACAGCATCTTATCAGGTAATGCTTAAAGTGTTACAAGACTTAGTTAAAACTAGGCAGCTTAAATGTGTAATCGCTAATGGAGATATTATGGATTTATCTATTCTATCTACTTTTGCTAAATATACTTTAGAGATAACGCCTAGAGAAAGAACTGTTCAACAAGAAATATTAGACAGTCAAGGTCAACTAAATAAAATTCAAAAAATTATTAATGGTGCTAAATATCCTATTAAACAAGTAGCTACTTTTGGTAATCATGAAACTAGATTATCTAAATTTGTATCTAACTGGGGAAGACAGTTTGAAGACTTTGAAGGATTTAAAATGCAAAACATATTTCCTGATTGGGATTGGGCTATGAGTCATTTAATAGATGATACTGTAATGATTAAACATAGAATGAGAGGTGGTATACATACTGCTTATCAAAACGCTATGAGGTCAGGACTAAACATAGTAACAGGACATACTCACCAATTAAACCAAAGAACATTCAATACTTATTCCACAACAACTATGGCAGTACAGACTGGTCATCTATCAGAAGACTATCACCCTTACTTAGAAGACAACGTAGCTAATGATTGGAATAATGGATTTGCTGTAATAACAGTAGATCCTGTAGAAAAAACTATACACCCTGAACTTGTGCAAGTTAATAACTTATTTAGAACAGCATACTTCAGAGGTAAGAAATATAAAGTCTAACATGAACACAAAAATTACACTTATACACTGGGAAGATGCTATTAGCCCTACTTCAGGGTGGACAGATATAAATGAAGTATCAACTGATTTAGCAGAATGTGTTTCCATTGGATTTGTAATAGAAGAAAACGATAAAACAATTACTATTGTATCTCATATTACAGGAGATGATGATGGTACTGATGTTGATGGTTCATTAGTTTTAGATAAAACATGGATTAAATGTAGAGAAGATTTAACAATACCTTATACCCCTGATTGTGATGTGTCAAAGCTAATTCAATCTTGGTTGGAGAAAAAAAATGCCTAAAAAAATAGATAAAGAAAAAGAACAATCATTTATAGACGCTTTTTGCGAGGGAGATACTGCTGGTAATGCTACTCAGTCTGCTATTAAAGCTGGGTGGTCTAAAGATAAAAGTCCAAGACAGCAAGGAGCTTATCTTAAAAAGAAATATACAAAAGAGATAAGAGAAAAGAATGAGGAGAGAATAACCTCAACTTCAGGCATGGCTATATCAGTATTACAGGATCTATTAAGATCAGAACAAGATGCTGTTAGATTAAATACAGCTAAGTTAATTCTTGAGCTTGGAAACTTCTCTAGTCAAACTATAAATCTAAATGTAGATAATACAAATCAGAAATCAGATGATGAATTAATTTCAGAATTAAACACATTAATGCAAACTATTCCTAATTTTGCACCAAAGATGAAAGGATATGCAGAAATGAAAGAAGAAACTGAAGTAGTCGATTCTAAGGAGCAAATTGATAGCGAGAAGCGTGTTGTAAACTAGTCATGACTGGTTGCCTATGGACAGGCATAAAAACGCCTTCTAGGGGTACGTATGGAAGCTAATTTCTTACCAATCGTACTTAGAATCGTGATATAAGCCTTTATCTGGTTTTTTCTGTAGCTTTCTAACCTTAACTTCTGATTCTTTAAAAGAAACTGTTTCTGGCAATCTTTCAGATTCAGCAATTACTTTCTCAATAGCATCTTTTTCATCTGTTGCCTGGGTGCAACCACTAAAAACCACTGTGCAACGATACGCATAATAATTCTTTTTCATAAAACACTATGCTCTAAAATTTCTTTTATTAAATTTGGTGGTATAGCCCCTCTTAGCATTGCATTTTTTATTCCCTGTGTTCCTGTCTTAGATCCTCTAGGTGCAGATTCATGGCAAGACATTCCATTCTTACAACTCTTGGCGACCATTTGCCAAGTAGAATTATTAGACCATATATCTGTAGGTTTCATATTTTTAAATCCATATTGACAATAAGTTACTGTAGTATGAGGATAAGGAATTAAGTCAAGTTTTCTTAACATGGCTCTAGGGTTTTCAATATAAAAGTATTTAGGGTTTATTTCTTCTATAATTTTTACAGTTTTCTTAACCATATCGATAGCCTTAACTGTATTTTCATTCTTAGGAACTCTATTAGGATTCCAATGAGTAGAAAAACTAGCTACGCTAAATTTCTGACAAGGTGGACTTGCCCAGATAATATCTGGTTTATAATCTCCTAGCATAGATACATTAAAATCCATGATATCCATAGTAAAATCAGCATTAAACTGATCTTCGTTATCTAATGTTTTAGTTTCATAACCAAACTCTTTAGCTACCTTGCTAAAACTTTTAGTTCCACAAAATAATTCTAATGTTTTCATGTATCACCTAACTCTTTTTTTCTTCTAGTAAACTCTAATCTAAGTTCTTTAACGAACTCTGGAGTATCTCTAGAGTAATCTTGAGCAAAGGTTTTACCCCAGTTATCTAAGTCAGACTTATTAGTAATAGTGTTTAATTCTTTAACAATCTTCTCAAAAGTTCTTTGTGCATACTCTTGTCTTTTCTTTTTAGCATAAATGTTTTGAGCCTTGATGTAGGGATCACCCTTTTCTACAAGAAATAGTTTTAAAGCATTGCTTGATCCCCAAGGGAAATTGCTACTGCTGTTATAATCATCTTCATCTGTATCGTGTTTTTCAAGAACTTTAATTTGTTCTTTAGTAAACATGCGTGTAATTCTATTCTCAGCCAAAAATTCTCTTTTAGTTTTTTTAAAAATACTCATGTATCCCCCAGTTTTTCTAATGCAGATTGCTCTACATCTATTAAATGATTCATTAATTCTTTATAATCTTTCTTAATCTTCATATACACTCCTTTTTTTAATCCCATAATAGCCGACCTTGAAAAGTCCGACCACACAAATATCCCATTATGACAATGTAGACACTTATCTACGCTATCGTTAAAAACAAGCTGTCCTGTTCCATTACAAAAGAAACAAGTAGTATCGGTAAATAATTCTATAACTCCTGTATGAGCTATTTTACCAGCAACTTCTTTATCTTGTGTTTTAACAAAAGACTCAGCATAGGTAACTAAATCATATCTTGCTACTTCATCTTCTAAATACTTACTCATTAAAATATTAAGCTCAACCTTATCAAGATTAGCATAAGCTAGTATTGTAGATACTTCTTGGGGTGTTATAGTGTCATGCGACTTACCACTACCAATACTTCCCATGTCTAGTGATTTAGGTAATAGAATAGTAAGTAAATCTAATCTCATTATAGTTTCCAGATTCTGTATTTTATATTATCAACTCTCCTATCCTTATCATAAGATTTTTCAATTTCTCTAAAAGCTATCTTGTGTCCTTTTCTCCAAGCGTAACCTCTAACTGCATCTACAATCTTATACCCATCAACAACAAAACTTTCATTTTTCCTCATATTAACCATAGCCTGGATATATTCTTTGTATTTACTTCTTCCCTCTACAGGAAGATCCTTTTCTATCTTTATCATCTATTTTCTCCATTGTAAAAATTTATTAAATGCCATTTCTCTTTTATCAACATCTTTAATTGAAACTTTCTCTAAATGTTTATGTAGGCTTTTCTTAGGATCTTTTGTTCTAATCGTTCCATCACCCACTACAATCTCTAAAGCCTGTCTTAAATTACTTATCACATGATAACGAGGTGAAAAATTTTTAGTTAAGTTTTCCATCTCTAATGTGTATTGGTTTTCCTTATCAGTAATTAGTTTTAATAATTTTATATCATCACGATAAAGGCATATTATATCCACAGTAAAAGAGTCTTTATCATTCTTAATTACCTTAACTCCCTCTAATTGTAAACCTTTTATGATTTTGCCTAGCCTAATTCCCCATTCCCTTTTATAATCCCAGCTCATATTTAATCCTTATTATGGTTAATTTCTTCTAAATACATTTGTAGCATTTCAGCTTGAGTTCCATATTTTTCCTCCCAAACCCTATTTCCTAAATGATGTATGCCTTGTGAACCTTGATGGTGGGTATGACATAGAGGGATAAAATCTTCTGACTTCATTCCCATACCTCCCCCTGTTAAATGATGAATACAAGGCTCAGTATAAACCCCATGTAAAATTTTACACAAGATACAACCATACTCGACTGCTTCCCCATATCTTCTTTTCATTTCTTTATTTGGTGGTCTTTTTGCCATTGTTTCTCCTAAAGTATTCAAAGCCATGCCAACCATTTAACTCAACGATAGAGTCATTAATGGGTTGTAAGTTGCACGTTAATTCTCCTATCATATCATCTCCATGAAGACTATCCCCATTTTGATTTAAATCTGTATCGTAATCGTAATCTGAAGAATCACTATCAGTTAATAATTTATCAGCTTTCTTTGGGAAAAAAACTCCACCATATTCTATGTTTAGATACTCACATTCATAAGGATCGCAACATTCATCTACTAACCAAAAGAAATCCGACCTACTTGTATAGACAAATAATCCGACTAGCTCATGAGTTTCTTGAAACCTAACTACTGCTGTCAGCATTTAGTTTTCTTTTAATTTTTTTAATATCCATCTCAGTTAAGAAATACTTTTTAACTTTCTTATTGCTCGGTACATCTACCCATTCATCTTGCACGTTTATACCAGACTCTTTCAAATCTAATATTCTTCTAGCTCCATACATGCTAGAGATAGGTCTTTGAGCCATATCCAAGACTGTTAATTCTTTACCTTGCAATAGTTTTTCCAATATCATTTGTGTTTGACTTTGTTCTTTCATGGGTTTCTCCTAAAGTTTATTTAAAGTATCTTGTAATGAATCAATATCAAATCTAAGACCTTTTTGTAGTTCGCCCAAAGACAATCTAGTTAAAGAGGTTATCCTATCGTTTGATTCTGCATGAACACATAGGTATTCATCTACAGATTTAAGTAAGTTTTGACTAACCTTGAGTTCTTTAGTTAGTCTTATCACAGTTTCTAGTTCTTCAGACTTTTGAT